GGATGGGTATGTGACTTCGGTTGCATCTTCTCCTGCACCGACCATATCTCCCATGCCTCTGTGAGAGTAGCCACCCTTGCCTTCCTGCAAGTATGCCTTCTCAAGACCGAAGTGCTGTCGAAGCCCGTCAAGGTTCACACCCTGCTCGTGTGCGAACTTCTCAAGAGTGTCAATGTATGCCACTGCACTCTCTTCGGACTTGTCCACCGATTTGTCATCCGATTTCTCGTCTGACTTCTCGTCTGACTTCTCTTCCTTCTCTTCATTCTTGTCAAGAGCCTTCAGAATACCTGTCAGACTCTCCCTTATTTCTTCCAATGCGCTGTCGTCAGTCATTTTTTCCACTTCCGTTTCATCTTCCATTTTTAGGATTGTGTACCGAGCCTCCGGGTTGATGCCCTTTTTGCAAAGGGTTATTTCATGCAACTCTAGGTCAGTAATCTCACGGTGGTTGCCATGCTCAGGCGTGTGCTTTGACACACGGAATAGGGCTTGGCCCCCTATTGAAAAGGCGCGAAGATCTCCATCTCGCACCTGCTTTTGCACTTCTCGTGCCTTCTGAATGTCGCTTCGTATTCTGCATACGACGAAAAGCCCGTGATTATCAACCTCGGACTTCCACACGCGACCTTGTGAATCTTTGTATGAATCAACGACTTCTCCCACCTGTATTCCACTGTGGGCTAGTTGTACGTTTCTGAAAGCCTTGTTCGTCATAAACTTGTCAAACGCCTTACCTAGCGCATCTGTGGGAATCCTGTCACCCTGCTTGTCCACCATGTCCACACTTGCGTAGCCCGCAACATACAGATCGTCGCCCATCGACTCTTTTACAATCCACTTATCGGATGTCTCTCCGATAGCGGTGAATCCTGCAATTGCGGTTGCCATTGGTGAGCCTACCTTTTACAATGGTATATGAATAACAACATGACAGCCCTAACAGCCCTCACAGGGCTTTGTCATCACGCATGGCGGGCAGTACATCGTTTTCACGTTCTGCGTGGTCTTTTTCTTTGCCGGGGTATCGAAGAACTGCCTTACCTTCCTTGACCTCAAGAATTGCATCCCCATCATCGGTTGTGACAACCATAGAAAGTGGCTTGAACATATCTTCCATAGTCACCTGTGGTTTTTCGTCTTGCTTTGGATCTCCGAATGTGGTGTTTTCCTCATCGGTAATCTCCGTTGGCCCCATAGGTGCGGTAATATCTGCTTGCATTCCCGACCATGCCCCACCATCTGCCGATGCCCTATTCATACGGGGGAATGCGAACTTCTCAGCAATATCATCGTCAATCGCCTCATTGACTGTCCATTCTCCTGTTTCTGTTTGCTCAAGACCATACTCTCCCGCATATAGTTCAAGCATCTTTGGAGTCAGTTCCTTAACGTGGCTGAGTAATTTCTTTTCTTTCATTGACTCTTCGGCCTCAGTGATTGCCCTGCGAGCATGGCGCATAATCGTGGATATGCTTGCTTTCTCATCCTCTTCCTCATCAGTCATCACTTCCGGTGCTTTATCCATAGATGCCTTTTTGATCGGATATGGAGAATATGAATCCAAATGGAACAATGTATCTCCTTCATTTACGAACAAAGCCGCAACAGGACTCCACAATGGGAATTGAGATTGGGCTTGTTTGACTAAGTATGATGTCCCTTCATATGCATCAACATATATTCCTTCTTCGTCTTTTGCCGTTTTCACGATTACGGGATCATAGATAGTCGGATATTGAAGGATAACTTCAGACCCCCTTATGCTAATCTCAGGCAAAGGAGGCAATATCTTTGACTTGGATATGTCATCTTGTGGGTAAAGAACCCACTTTGGATGGATTTCATTACCTTTCATAAACGTGGAAGTTGCATCACGGATTAGTAAATCACCACCATCCATGCTTGCAATTGTCTTGACTAGGCCATCTTCATCGGTATTGACGCATGAACTCGGAGAAGGATAGTGGACATTCTCAGTGGTTTCATACAAAGTACGGAGAGTATTCACCCTGTCAGACAATGGTTCGACACTCATATCGGTTCCCTTGTGAACAAGGAGATCGACGACAGTAAGAATATCTCCATCAATATACGCATCAAGTGTTGCATCACCATTGATTGAGTCCTTGAGTGATTTCTTTACCTTTGAATGCAGACTACCGGGTTCCACACTCTTGCCTTTCTTCTTTACAAGAACGTGTTCCCCTGCGGGTTTCTTCTGAACAATCCAATCTCCACTGAATCCCTTCAGCATATCCAAATCATCCAAATCTCTTATCACATGGGCGGGTTCAATAAGAGATTGGAAAACACCTGTTGGCTCATAGTCGTCATCTGACTTGTGAAGATCGCTCGTTAGGCCGGGGAATCCGTTGATGCCCGGAGACAACGCATGAATCTCACGAGTTTTGGCTTGAATCGGTGATCTATCAAACGCAGGATCAATGCCCCTAACTAACCCTTCATGTGCGGTTCTTTGAAGGACTGAGAATGGTTCTTGCTTAAGATCAAAGGTGGGATTACCCTTGTTCGGTTTCCATGCGAGTGTCGCTGTCATGTTATGCCCCCATGCATCTGTGTTTCCAGTATTGAATACTGGTGGGTTAATCGTGCTTGAAGATGGATGCACCCTCCCATCACCATGCATGAGTGCATAATTGGCGGCGGCGGCTAATTGCTGAACATTTCCTCTTGCGATAGTATTGGCCGATTTATCACCAAGACCCATTGTGCCGAATATATTCGCACCATACTTCTGCATCAATGGCAAAGACATTTCCTTCATTTTCTCAGCAAGTGCGGTGTCGGAACCGACAAAGTGTTGGTTGTGCAGACCGTAAAAACCCCTGTTAGAATTAGGGTGTTCCTCTCTGAATAATCCCTGTCTCGCAACACCGACATCTGTGGTTCTCTGCAAAGCCCTGCCCAATTGACTTATTGAGAATGCTTCGGGAGGAATTGTCATTCTTCCTCCTTGACCCATTACTTGATTAGGATGCAGATGATGATGGTTTGCCGCATGACTCCAATTGGATCTTCTTCTCTCAAAAGACAAGTCTCCTGTGGACAGGGGCGAATGTATGTGTCCGTTTTCCGGCTCGGCTCGTGCCATTTCAGGGAAATGAGAACCTGCCAACATATGTGGCCCATCTATCTTGACATTATTGAGTAGCATCTGACCCAACCACGAATTGAATATCTCAGGATAAGATTGAGCAAATATTGAATGAAGGCTTTCTTCACTACGGCCAACGCCACCCCATGCTTGATAGGGTTCCCACCAGTGGTAGTTGTGTCCTTCTTCGTCATCAATGAATGGATGAATCAAATGTGTATGTGGTTCATCATCAAAGGGGGATGTAGTGGGGCCATGCCTGTCACTTGGCCTCATCCACCATGCTTTCAAAGGAGTAAAGCGATCATGCCAACTTCTCAACAACCTATCCCATGTGATTCCTGCTTTGCCTTGCATGGAATTGAGGATGGCTTTTGCATCAGGATGATCGATACCTTCTGTCTTAGCCAAATCCTTCATCAAATCTATGGTTTTCTCATTATGCTCGTTAGTATTCCATTCCATACCAAACAAAAAGGGCAGTAATCCATAGTTTTCTTCCAGTTGCTCTCTCTTTGCCTCTTCCCATTCTTCAAATGTATTGAATCTCCCCAAGTCTTTCTTGTACATACCTAGTATTGATGTCTGAGGGCTACCATAGATACTTACTGAATCCAATGGAAGTTTCTTTCGCCTCTCTCCTTCTTCGTGCTTGTGAGCCGGTGTTTCATCTGACTCTTCACCTGCATGAGTTATGAAATCGAAGACATGATCAATATAGTGGGGTTCTCCCCATGCCCCTCCATGCAAAAGAGGATTGGAGTTGGACTTAGGATTGAATGGATGATGCTCGCCAAAACGATTGGTCGAATTAGCGATGGGCCAATCAGAAAGATATGTTGTACTCAATTTGGTATGACCTGCGAGATATGATTGATAATCAGGGGGCAGAACCATTTCGGCAACGGGAAGTGGTTGGCCGAGATCCTTCATGGAATAAGGCGGAGGGCTTGACATCATCGAAAGTGCGGCCATGTCCTGCTTTGTTATGGCAGAACCATTCAATGACTCCAAGTATTCAACAGCAGGAGGCTCAAGTCCCTTGATACAAGAGAGAACGACTTCGGTTCTGAGTTTGGTAATATCGCTCATCTTCCCACCTTCATAGGCGGGCATAGATTTGCTCAATTAACCCCGCAATTTCGTCAATCCTTCCGATTTGACCCGCAGATGCGCCCTTTCTAATCTCAGCAAGCGAATCTTCGATAGGAGATACATTGCTGAAAGCACCCCCTCCTTCGGTTAGATGCATATGGAGGGAAGAGGAATCCTTGTCATAGCCCGTCTGTGAAACAGATGGCATATTGTATGTCTCGCTTATGGAATTACCCGATGGCCCTGCTTCATGGTATGGTATTACTTGATTGCCAGTATATCCGGTAGCGGGAACATCGACCTTGCCCGATATTTCCATGAACATAGGTCTGATGTTGTCTGCCGATCTCTCTTGGACATACTTCCTCAAATCTTTCTTCTTCTTGTCCTTGCTCTCTGACTCTTCGTCATCGCACCCCATGTTGTAATCAGCATTCTTCTTGATGCCAAGAGATTTCTCAATATCTCTAACTATGGTAAGCAAGCGACCTTCCGGCGTTTCTTTCATTGGATCGACATATCTCATGGCCTCATCTCCCTTTCTGCATCTTCCCACTCAGCCAATTCTTCGTAGCGTGATTTAACAATCATTTCGCCGCTACCTGAGAATGGCCCCTTGAACGATTCATTATCTGACATATCACGGTTTAGTGGGTCGAATGTCTCATCAGCATGGGGTGTCACGAAGGTCTGCCATCCCTGTTCCTTCATCATCTTGGTTGGATCCTCTGCTCTCTTGGTGAGCATATCGTTCTCCGCCTCAAGGTTCTCGATGCGTTGCTTGAGTATCTTGACTTCCTCAAGCAATTCATTAGCCATCTCCAAACTGACTTGGGTTTCTTCCTCAGACATCACATTACCCCCAATCTGTTTGCGTTGCCCTGTGAACTCAGCAATGGACTTGCTGTCCCTGCTTGTAGTCTTGCCGCACCTGTCTCAGTTATTTTCTTGGTAGCATCGTTCTGTGTAATTGAGTTGAATCTTGTGTGTGCATTCATCAATTCGTGCTTGGTGTTGGCAAGAATGCCTGTGCTTATCTCAGACAGATGAACACCAATTGCAGTGAGTATGTCGGCTGTGACTCCTGATACAGATTGATTGGATATTGCGGCGTTGGCTGTTGTTATGGCATTGATAGTTGCATCACACGCAGAAATCGCCTCGTTGATTGCTACGCCTATACCTGAGTAATCTCCCTGTCCACTTTCAAGTGGCTGTTCATTTGACCGAGCAAATGCTTCTGCTGTTGGTTGTTGAACGCCCATTGGCGGTTGCATCATAGATGCCGCCATCGTTGGATCGTTCTTGATGATAAGGTCATCCTGTATCTTCAACGCTCTTAGGCGTTCGGAGATAGAACCATTGGATGTCCATGTCATGCTTTTCCCTCTCAATATACCCTGTGGGGGCGGTAAATCTTGTCTGTCCTGCCCGCACGGATGACACCGAGAGCGATAGCACCGTCATTGGCACTTACGTTGCCCTCGGTGTTGTCGAACTTGAGAATCTGCCCCAATTGCTGTTCTGTTGGCTCGTTGGATGCTAGTTTTGTCCACTTGTCATGCAACTCCAGATCGCTTTGAACGACACTTAGGGCTTGCATTGCGTTCTCCAAGTGCTTTGCAACATCATCCCTGTTGTTGTAATGAATTGCCTTTTCCATAGCCTCCATCTCGGCCATAGCCTTCCTTGCCATCGGTTCCATTTTCTCGATTAGATTGAAGCCTTCGCTCATGTCACTCACCCGTTCCACTAATTCAATCGTTATTTAGGGTTGTCATCATACTCCCCTCTCACCACCGATACCCAAACGATTCAAACGAGCATCAATCATTCTCTCCGTTGAAGTCTTCTCATCCCTTGAATCTCCCTTTCTATTAGATACCGAAGCACCGCCTTCCATCCTCTTAATCTTGGGCGGTCTTGCGCCCGCAGATCTGCGTGTGAATCGCTGTGATTCATCTTGGAGTTGTCTTAACGGCGGTATATCGTGAGGAATCATGCCGGGGATAGGCATTGGTGGCTCAGGCTCGTGGTATGGGTCTTCTCTCTCACGCCCACAGTATTTCTCAACGACACCCCAAGCCGTATCAAACGCTGTCATTGATCTTCCTCCCATTCATGCCCACAATGATCACACCAATACTCACGGAATGCAGTTGCTTCAATCATGCCACCATCTGCCCCGCATTTGGGACATTTTGGTTCAAAGTCATCCTCCGATTTCTGAACAGGTGGTGCTACTGGTGGTGCGCCACCACCGCCTTTAGCGGCCTGTTGCATCATCTCTTGCTGTTGCTTCTGTTGCAATTCTTCGGGTGATGGCTCACGGAAGTCGAAGTTGAGATACTTGTCATCAATCTGATCTCGTAGCATGGCCTCATACCCTGCTTGCTTCATCTGCATCATATTGGCAATCGCCATTTGGTCACGGCGGAGTTGCATTATCTCATCCTCTTCCTCATGCGGGGATAGGGTGAGAGTCCATTCCTTGATGTTGAATGCCTCCATGAGCAGGGGGAAAACGACTCGATTGTAAATGGACTGTGCATAGGCGATGGCACGATTGCTCACTACGATTTGCATACCTTCGTTGTTCAGACCGCCTCCCGATACGTCGTTCATAAACACGTTAGAGACTCCATAATATGCAGAAATACGCTGTCTGATGTCATCCTTGATTGGGATATACTGCAATTCCTCAAGTGTGTCCATCATACGGACATACTCAAGTCCACCACGACCCGATTCGGTTTCGACTCCGATTGTTGGCACATAGTTTGGATCACGTTCAAGATGCTCTTGGATGTTCCTTGCTGTCCTCTCGACAGTCTCCATGTTGGATGACTTGATTACCATGACCCCTCTTGGCATTCTTCTCTTCTGATATGCCGAATAGACGTAGTTATCCATAGCGATGAGGGTATTGACTTGCCTCCACATGGTAGCAACAGGGCTACGACCATACAACTTGGATGGCGACCACTTGCTGATGTGGATGACTTCTCCTTCGGTATAGACCTGCCCGTTCCCCACACCTGCTAGGTTGATGTAGTGAATGGGAACCACAGGTGTGCCTGATATTGGACAAACTGCTTTTGGATCGCTCGTTCTGAATGAACGGTCAATGAGGCTAGTGTATTGTGTTCCACCCCTTATCCCTCTCTTGTCCGATAGAATACGCATGAATATGGGGTCTGCCCTCGATACCTCACGCACACGGAAGAATTGTGGTTGCTTGGTCTTAGGCTCAACGAAGTATTCCTTTGTGAGAATGATGTATGCATCATCCACGATATTGAGATCCATCTCTATCTCTCGGAGAATGTCAATTAGATTCTGAGTCATTCGATTGTTATTCTTCAATACTGCATCTGCGTATTCTATCTCTCCACGATCAGCCTTGCGAACCTCTCCACCACAGGCTTTGCACTCATCCACTTGCTGTTGGTATTCCTCTGAACATTGCGTACACTTGCAAACGAATTTGGCCTTCCAATCCCATCCCTTTCGGAATGTCTCAACAGTTAGATGCTGTAAGATTGAACGCAGAACCATGCACTCGTAAGCGGCGGCATACAAGGCAGGAATGGTTATTCCTTGCAGTAATGGGGGTTCTTGAACACCCTGCGTGAACAGGGGCATTGATGGAATGGGCGTGTTATACCGTTCCATGTCGATGCCGATTGCGGCAAACATCCTGTCCATTTTCTTATCATCAACCACTTACAATCGCCTCCCTCTTTGCATCCATTTCCTCATGTGATATTCGGTGAGCCTTCAGTAATTTCATTTGTTCGTCTTGCCCCATGTTCTCATAAGCAAGCACTATGAGGGCATCGGCATTCCCCCTTAATCCTTCTAGTAATTGCCTAGCGTGGCCTGAGTTTCCATTTAGATATGGTTCTGCCATCTCTAATGCCTTAGTGACGGCTATCTCCCCTTCGATCAAAATACGCCCTTCATCTGCTCTTACTTGCTTGGTTTCCATTGCTTTGCACAGAGCATCAGCATACCACGGTGCAGAAGGGGCATGGAATGGCATTTCGATTATGGGGTTAAGAAGCGTATCAAGCCTGACCTTTGAATTGGTTTCTATCAATCCCGCAATAAATTTGTCTGCATCCTTGAGAAGAATGGATGGCCTCTTTACATCATAAAACAGACCACGACCCACACTCTTGCTAAATTGCCCCACCGAAATCAGATCGAAAAGGAAACCATGTGATTTGATTAGTGATGAGATCTCAGCAGGACTCGCTTGTACACCATATGATTTGAGGGTCTGAGCATTCAAAGCCCCTCTTGAATGCAAGATTTCATGGCATTGTTTCAAAAGATTCCTTTCTCTGTTGGATAGTCTTTCTGATTTTTCTATGGTAGTCGCCCACAATGATTCCGCTTCTTTCTTGCCTTCTTCATCAGAACTTGTCCAATGCTTTACGAATCTCCTAAATGCCAAATCTAATCTTTCTGAATGTTTATTCAAAGAATCATAATCCATGTCAGTAAGTGGCAACTGACCTACAAGATTCGGAGACACACCTTTGAAACTAGACAATATTGCTTGCTTTTCTAGTAAAAGTAAGGGTTGTATTTCGGCAAGTAGTTGCAATTGCTTGGATTTGATGAGTATGTCACTCATCTCCCTTCCAGTCATGCCAAAACTATCCACGAACCACGTTTTGCCAATATCGGGAGGAAGTGGTGCTTCTGCGGGTAGTTCACTACCGGGTTGATCTGTTGGTGGTGCGCTACCTTCCTTGTCTTGTCCTTCAATAGCCGCTTCATTGCGAGGATCGGGTGTCTTGATTTTCGCTTGCTCTTGAGCCATCCTCTGCTTTTCCTGTGCGGCTTGAAGATTTGCTTGAGCCATCTCGACTTCCTGTGCGGCCATGTCCGTTTCGCCCATCTTGTTCAAAGCATCAACCAAGCATTCGACCCCCGGAACGGGTATCAAGTAGTCCTTACGCATCGGCCCACCCTAACCTGTTCTGCCATGTCTCCCCATCAAGGATAATTATGTTTTCTCGATATTCCTTAGTCGCCTGTACCGAAAGTGCAAGGGCAATCACCATGTCATCATGCCGACCAAGACTCTCCATCTTGCCATTCTCAAGCATGGTGAAGTATGATAATTCATTCAACATGGTATTCATGTGTCGCCTTGTCGCACCTTCATCCTTGTATGGGATGATAAGATGCATTTGTTCAAAATGAAGTTGTAATGTATGCATCAATGCCTCTTTCTTCATGCGACTCATGTTGAATGGCTTGATGGGCAAATCGCTGATTTCTTGCAAAACCTGATTGAAGGCCATAGCGAAGTTGTTAGTCTCCAATTCGATGATGACCGGATTAAATCGAGCATTCAATTCGATAATCTTGTCAATCTGCTGATTGAAACTCATATTCTTCTCATGGTGAACATGGATTACTCGTTTGTGTCTATTCTCATCCATGCCTATGACTATCATACAAGTGTAGTCTGCACTTCTATCTGCGCTAATTGCCGGATCCCAACCAATGTAGTAATTCAGTGCATCGTCAGGATCGGGATAATATGACAATGCCAAAGAATCATCCTTGACCCTTTCAAGCATCTCTTCGGGGAATAGGCTTGATTCGCTTGCTATTGGCTTACACAGATACTCACGAGTGAACGCTATGGATGTCATCTCTCCCTTTCTTGTATTCAACGCCTCTAACGACCACCTTTCGGGCCACAGTGGTTCCCCTGTTTCCTCATTAATTGCAGGATACTCATTTACACAATATCCATCGAGACTCTTTAGTTCAGTGTAAAGGTCTGTGTACGAGAAAGGAGTGCCGACTACGCACATTTGAGCAGTGTGGTGAAGAACGGGCAGTAGTGCAGTATAGAACCATGTTGCTATGGCTTTGAGTTGGGTGTCGGCCTCACTAGAGAGTATGTCATCAAGAACCACTATGTCAGGGTGCGCCCCACGAACCGCTTTTCCTATGGACATGGCTCGTATGGATGACTTGTTCGTGAACTTGAACAACTGCTTCGCCCAACCCCTCTTGGGCTTCAGATGAGCCAATGCAGGAGTAGTGACAATCAACTCATCCATTTTACCCATGTGATCTATTGACTGATGTTGGCTGTGGCTGAAGAACAAAACTTCTGTTCCGGGGTTGTATGCCATCTTCCACAAGAGATAGCATCGGAAAAACACCGACTTACCATGATCACGGCTTGCTATTACGCAGACTTTGTTATGCTTCTCTGCA